TTACTAACGGTAAATTTAATTTGCTCAAGTGGGATAAACAAGAAAGAAGATATTATCCCATTGAAATTGATCTATATGAGAAAGGAGAACTAGATGAGCATTAAGCAAAAAATAAAAATGCCTGACTTCGAAGCAGACCAACAGGATGCGATGAAGAAGACTGAAGGTATTCAGTCACTAGCAGATCAGGTTGAGAAGTTAGAGTCTTTAAATAAAAGATTAGAACTTCAAGAAGAAAATATAAAAAGTACAAAAGCAGAAATACAGAAAGTTTCTGGGGACATCATACCGACCATGATGTCTGAAATGGGTCTTGCAGAATTAAAACTGCATGATGGATCACATCTAAAAGTTTCAACGTCATATAAGGCTCACATAAGTGAGGCTAATAAAGAGATGGCGTTTAACTGGCTTCGTGACAATGGACTAGGTGATATTATTAAAAACGAGATCTTGGTATCATTTGGTCGTAACGAAGATAACAAGGCGGCTGATTATGCCAAACTTGCGAAGAGTCAGGGCTTCCAACCGACACAAAAGATGAAGGTGGAGCCTATGACTCTGAAAGCGCTAGTCCGTGAGCGTATCGAGGCAGGAAAAGAAATGCCAACGGAAATCTTCGGGGTGTTCTCGGAGAATAAAACAACAATAAAAAGGAACAAATAAACATGAACCAAGTAGCAACAAAAAAAGAAGGAGCATTAGCAACAAATCTATTTGAAGCTGATGCACAACAAGGAGCTCAAAATATATCGCAAGAAGATCTTGCGTTACCTTTTTTAAAGATTTTGGGTCAACTATCTCCAGAGGTAAACAAAAGAGATGGTAAATATGTCGAAGGCGCAGAGCCCGGCAAGATAATAAATACTGTCACTAATGCATTGTATGACAAGATTTCTGTCGTACCATGTCATTACAAAAGACAATACATTGAATGGCAAGATAGAGGTACCAGCACTGGTGCACCTGTTGCAATTCATGAGGCAGATAGTGATATTATAAGTCAGACCACTAGGGGTAAAGACTACAAAGATAGATTACCAAATGGTAATTATCTTGATAATACTGCTAATCACTTTGTGCTTTGTCTTGGTGACACTCCAGAGACAGCATTGATCTCTATGAAATCTACACAATTAAAAGTTAGTAGAAAGTGGAATTCAATGATGATGGGTATAAAAATGCAGGGTAAAAATGGTTTGTTTACTCCGCCAACATACAGCCACATTTATAATCTATCTACTGTTCAGATGTCTAACGACAAAGGAACATGGTTTGGTTGGGATGTAACAAAAGTAGGGCCAGTCACAGATAAAGGTATCTATGATATGGCGAAAGCTTTTGCTGAATCTGTAGGTAAAGGTGAGATACAAGCTAAACCTGAAGTTCAAGAGCAGACTAAAAAATCTTTGAATTTATAAAATCCTAGGCAGTGGGCGTCGAAGCTAGCGTGGAAACGCCCACTTTTTAATTTATGAATGAAAAGATTATTAAAGAACCAATTACGTTTGAAGATTGGATAGATCTGGGACGGGTTATCATACCCTGTGATACGAAACAGGCTGTGGTTGAAAAATGGTCTGACCCTGATTTTAAGATTACGAAAGAAGAATGGAGAATAGAACACGCAACAAAACAGATAGGACTTAGACTAGATCAATACATAGATTTTGATATTGATAATCCTGTTGTAAAAAGATTTACAAGCGACCATATAAAATCATGTGGTGCAATATTTGGTAGAAGAAATAATCCATCAAGTCATTATCTTTGGTCTGGCACATCAGACTATAAAAAATTTGCATTACCAAAAGAATTAGAAAATTATTATAAAGAATATCAACATGGTGCAACTCTTTGCGAGATAAGACATGGCGCAAATAAATATACATTAGTTCCAGAAACAAAATATCATACAACAAACGAGATTGTAAAATGGGTTAAGTATGATGGCATAGATGAATATCCAGGTAATCTAAAAGTAGATCTTGGTAAAATAGCCTTATCTGCGGCGCTCTGCATAACATATGCAGGATCAGGACAAAGAGATGACTACTGCACTGCAATGGCAGGTGTATTATTAAAACACACAGAATGGAACGTGGATGATATAGATGATTTTGTTTACAAGATTGCTATCGCAGCAAAAGATGAAGAGGCAGATAAAAGAAAAAGAAAAGGCACAACACATAAAAAAGCAAACAGAAAATTTGGTATGCCAAAGCTCGCAGAGATTATAGGATGTTCTACAAAAACAATTGCAACGTTATTTAGTTGGATAGGTGTACAGGAAGCAACAAGCGAAGAGGCAAAGCAATCTATCGGACAAATAATAGAATATGGTAGTGACAGGTATTTTGTAAAGATAAACGCTGTTGTGCAAGGAGAGGCTGTTGAAAAAACAATAACGGTAGATGGACCAACACTTAGAAATAAAAAATTATTTTATGATGCTGTGATCAGTAAAGCATCTGTATGGATACCAGAGATGAAAGCTGCAGACTTTGAAGAGATCATGCGTAGAAAATATGAGGCAAGAGAGAAATCAAATAATTATGTAGAGGAGGCAGAAGAGGATCTAAGATTTGTAAAACATTTTAAAAATTACATCGCAGAGCAAAAAGCATACACAAATAAAAGAGAACTAGCATACTTTGGTCTGCCATATTTTAATGTAAATAAAAACATATTAGAATTTAATCTTGATAAATTTGAGGATTATCTACACAAACAAAAGGTAAACCTGCCAAGGGTTGATCTGGTAATAAAATGTCAAAATATATTAAAAGCAAAAAAGAATCATGGCAAGTATGGTGAGAAATCTTGTGTGTCATGGCGTATGACAGGACAAAAAATAGATAAAGAGGATCTAATAATAGAAGGAGAATACAAAGAGGTAACAGATGAGACAGCCTAAATTCATATCAGGACCACCGGGAACCGGTAAGACATCCATGTTTATTACACAAAAATATACGGAGTTATTAGAAAAATATTCCTACAAAAAAATAATAATATTATCACACACTAATGTTGCAGCTGATGAGATAAGAGATGAAATACTTAAACTACCAGAGATGCAAGGTGTCACAAAAAAAACAATGAAATATAATATTTGTACGATACATTCATACTGCAAAAGCAGATTAGTTGGACGTAAAGAAGTATTTAGTTATGCAGATCACATGAATCTGACAACGATAGACTCTCTTTTTAAATTACAGAGAGTTACAGAATCAGAATTTAATTCTGACAAACATAAATTTTATAGATACCTTGCTGATGCGTATGGCAAAGGCAATACGATAAAAGAACATTGGAAGACATGTGATAAAGAGCTTTATAAACCATACAGTCTAAACTCAATAGAACAGATGATAGAGCATTATGTAAAATATAAAAAAGATAATCATGTTTGTGATTATGCAGACATGATACAGGATTTTATAGATAAAGCGGTAGAGCCAGATATAGATGCACTGATAGTTGATGAAGCGCAAGACAGTAACGTGCCACAAAGGCAAGCTTTAGATAAAATGTCTACAAAGGCAAAAGAATATTATTTTGTTGGTGACGCAGATCAAACTATATTTGAATTTGCAGGATCAGATGCAGATTACTATCACAGATTATCCAAAGATGCAGAGCAATTAGAACAAGGATACAGATGTGGCAAAACAATAAATAATTTATGTAAAAAGATAATAAAACCAGTTTGGGATTATTATGATTATGAAAGAATCTGGAAACCAACAGATGTAATAGGTAATCATTATCACTTACCTGGTTTAGATAAAAAATGTAGTGCTATGGAAACTTTGTTAGATAAAATAAATAATACTAATGAAACTTTTTTATTTACTTATAGGGGCCAACCATCTGATTCATGGGTCAAAAAATTTTTTAAACAACATGGCATAGAGTTTGCTCATGTAGGGAACACGGCCCACGTACCAAAGAAAGAATTACGATGCCATAAACTATGGCCAGATTTCTGCAAGGGAACACCGATGCCATTGAAACAGATAAAAGATTTCTGGCAGTACATGGGCAGCAAAGTAATAGTTCATGGCAGGGGCGAAGAAACTTTTGATGAGTGGGTGGATAGAGAATATACAATGGATTACATGATATATCACAAGTATCTAAAAGATAATGCAGCAAAAGAAAAAGACTTTGCACTGATAAGAAAGAAAACGGATCCTGATAGATTGATCTATATTAGAAAGATTCTAAACAAGGGTTATGATGATGGAGAGGTCAGAGTAAAATATGCTAACATACACACAGTCAAAGGTCTGACATTTGATAATGTGATTGTTGATCTGACCTCTACAAGATTAGAGGATTATTTTACACAACTTAGATTGAAATATGTTGCATATAGTCGAGGTAAATTTGATTGTTGGACTGTTGCATCACAGGGTAAATATACACTGGGGGTTAGATGAGGGACGATCTAATGGTACAACAGCAGGTGGAGAGCAAATGGCAACACATGGTGGGTGTGATCTGTCTAAACCAGACCGGTCGAAAGAAAGTTAAAAAAGTATTACCAGGATTTTTTAAAAAATTTCCAAATGTCTGGACATTATTATTATCTAATACAGACACAATAGCAGAGATGTTAAAAGATCTGGGCATGAAGAATGTCAGGGCAAACAGGATATGGAGAATGTCATGTGATTTTATAGAGTGGGATGGCAAGGACGCAACAGAATTGTTTGGTATCGGTAAGTATGGCAGTGACAGCTACAGGATATTTTATAAGAATGAGATACCCGATAATGTGCAGGACAAAGAACTTAAACGATACATAGAGGAGAAGATGAATGACACATAAAGATCTATTTAAAGGAACAACGTATAACTCATTGGAAGAGCAGGTTGGTGGGAAACATTATCGAAATATGAAGATTCAGCCGGCAGAGTTTATCAATGAGAATAAACTATTGTTTGCAGAGGGGAATGCTATAAAATATATTTGCAGGCATTCTGTAAAAGGAAAGGAAGAGGATATTAAAAAAGCGATACATTATCTAGAGATGATATTAGAAAGAGATTATAATGTGTAATACACCAGAGGATCTAAATCTTGATGGTATAGATACTGTTGCGATAGACATAGAAACCTATGATCCTAATCTTAAAACAAAAGGTTCTGGTGCTATACGTAATGATGGTTTTATCTGTGGTATTGCTATTGCAACAGAAAATGATCTTGCATACTTTCCCATACATCACTCTGACACAACACTAGATTCCGATAGAATGAAAAAAATGTGGCAGGTTCTAAACGATAAAATATTTCAAAACGAAAATATTACAAAGGTATTTCACAATGCAATGTATGATGTCTGTTGGATTAGAGCAATAACTGGCAAGATGATTAAGGGTAGAATAGTTGACACCATGATAGCAGCATCTGTCATAGATGAAAATAGATTTAGATACTCACTTGATGCATTATCAAAAGATTATCTTAATGAAGAAAAATATAAATACGACCTACAACAAAAAACTTTAGAATGGTCTGGTGGCACAGTTAAGGACCCGATGACTAACATGCATAAACTTCCTGCATCTATTGTAAAAGATTATGCAAAGCAGGATGTAAACCTGACTTATAAGTTATGGAAATTATTTGATAAAAAAATTGACGAAGTATTATATACTAAAGATGATGGAGAACAAAAAACTTGTAGAAAAATTTTTGAATTAGAGACACGATTATTTTTATGTTTGGTTGACATGAAATTTAAAGGAGTTAAAATAGATGTCCCAAAAGCTATCACATTTGGAAAACATCTCAAGAAACGTAGAGATCAGATTATAAAAGCAATAGAGAGTATCACAACAATCAAAGTTGACATTTG